CCAAAGAAATTGTAGACATGGCATCAAGTGTTGGCAACTACTATGAAGCACTGCACATGGTCAACTGCCGTAAACAAATGGGTGAAAACATTCCAGAGAAAGAATATATCCGAGCAATTTGGATGGCACTACATGCCAGCTATGCACTAGAAGCATTCCGCTTTATGGTATCTTTCGCTACCAGCTTGGCCATGGTAGAGAATAAGATCTTTATTGGCAATGGAAACATTATCAGCCTAATCCTACAAGATGAACTTCTACACAAAGGTTGGACTGCCTTTCTTATCAATCAAGTGGTCAAAGAAGACAGCCGCTTTGCAGAAGCCAAGCAAGAATGCGAAGCAGAAGTATATGCACTGTATCTAGATGTCATCCGTGAAGAAAAAGCCTGGGCTGACTATTTGTTTAACAAAGGACCAGTGATTGGTTTGAATGCCAACATTCTCAAAGACTTTGTGGATTACACAGCAGTCAGCGCACTTAAAGAAATCGGAATTAAATATCAACAAGCTGCTCCAAGATCAACTCCAATTCCTTGGTTTAACAAACACGTTGATACCAGCAAAAAGCAAACGGCTCTGCAAGAAAGCGAAAGCACCAATTATGTCATAGGTATAATGAGCGAAAATCTTGACTATGACGCTCTTCCGGCTATATAATAAATCATGTATAAAGCACAGTTCAAAAGAAGCAATCCCTACGAATCTTGGACTACCATAGGACACTATGGCAATGAGCAGGCGGCCATAGCAGCAGCACTGAGTTATAAAAACAAAGGCATGCTGCTGGTCAGAGTCACAGACAAGAACGGCGGTATTGTATACACAGGTTAATAAAGGAAACAAAATGAACCCAGTTATTATATGGAGCAAGTATAATTGTCCCTATTGTGATCAGGCCAAGGCATTATTGAAACAACAAGGTATTAAATTTGAAGAACGTAAAATCGGAGATGGATACACTCGAGAAGAATTATTAGAAGCTGTTCCGAATGCTAGAACAGTGCCACAAATTATCATCAACGGAACATCCATTGGTGGATTTACAGAATTAAGAAAATACATCGACGAAACCGGATTTAACGGTAGCGGATATTAAACTAGGAAAAATAGAATGTTAATTGACAAAGGCGTAACAGTAGGTGAAGTGATCACAGTGAAACTAACCAGTGGAGAAGAGTTGGTAGCAAAGCTGGTTGATGATCAAATCATGCACTACAAACTAGCTCATCCTATGGTGATTGCCATGAGTCCAAAAGGTCCAGCGTTAATGCCCTATCTGTTTACTGTAGATCCCAGCAAAGAAATCAGAATAGCCAAAGCTGTGGTGGCAGTGGCAGAAGCCACAGACAAACAGTTTGCTGATCAGTTCATACAGCAGACCACTGGTATTGCATTGGCTTAAATAGTGTATGGCAACTACTCCTACCACACAGTCGACCACCCCCGGCGCGGGATCTAGTAGTGTTGGTGGACATTTTCTTGTACCGCATAATCATGCAGCCGGAACACTAAGTCGTCAAGAACCCCTATATAATCCCTTTAATGTTTTTGCCAATGGTGTTGAAATTGCTCTGTATGATGCAGCCACAACACCGGGAACATTCACAGCTACCACTGTGCCCAAGGTCACTGTGACAGCAGCTGTGCAGAACGTAGAAGGTGATGACGATAATACCGCGGGCAAAGCTCAAGCTGATCAATTTCTCGCAGAAGGTAGAATTACTGCTGAAGAATACAAGATTATTACTACAACTCCGACTCCTAAAACAGATGGTGTAGGTCCTGGTGCGCCGGTTCAAGGGCGGGACGCTGCGGCAGTTACTGGCGACATAAGTTTTGCTACTGTTCTAACACCCAACGGCACCACACTAGGTACAATGATAAAGGCAGTTACCTTTCCTAGAACCATTCCTCAACTAGCACAATGCGCACCTTCAGTCAGCGGCCCAAGTGCGGTGGTCAATAATCTAGCGGCACTGGCATTAAATGTTTGGGAACCTGTCAAGGCCAAATATCCAAACGCAACCATAACCAATAGTTTTAGACACAACGATCCTAAAAGCCAACACGGCACCGGTCAGGCCATGGACCTACAGTTTAGAGGAGTGGGCGCACACGATTATTTTGATATTGCTGTATGGATTAGTAAAAACATTCCCTACGATCAACTGCTGTTGGAATATCTACCAAACAAGACTGTGTGGATACACGTGAGTTATGCAATTCCGGGATTGCCGAATGGAGGCAAGAAAACACCGTCTCAAAATAAATTAGCAACACTGAATGGTGCAGCAGGCGGAAAATTTACACCAAATTTACACTCCGATATTATTGTTGGTGCAATATCTAACAGAGTGGTGGCAGCATAATATGAAAAAATTATTTTGGAAAATACTAGGGTTTCTTAGCCTAGGCATGGCCTATATTGGATTAATCACTCCCGGCATACCCTACAGTATATTTGTGGTGTTTGCCGCATACTGTTTTGCCAAAGGGTCGCCTACCATGCATGCCTGGTTATACAACCACAAAATATTCGGCCCATTCTTGACTAATTGGAATGAGCGCAGGGTATTCCCAACCAAGATGAAATACTTTATGTTGGCCATGATGAGCAGCAGTTTGATAATCATGTGGTTGACAAATGTGCCTACTCGTGGTATACTATATACAGCAGCCTTTATGTGCTTGGTGGCAATTTGGGCCTGGAGATGGCCCGGAAGTGTAGAAGCATATGAAAAACGCATTGCAGAAGGTAAAAAAGTTGGTTGGTTTAACAATCAATTTTAATCACACACACAGATAAACATTTTTAACACAAGGAAAAAAGTAAAATGGTAACAGGAAAAGTAAAATGGTTTAACGACGCCAAAGGTTTTGGATTCATTACTCCGGACGATGGTGGCGCAGACTTATTTGCTCACTTTTCACAGATTAATTCGAGTGGCTTCAAGAGCCTACAAGAAGGACAAAGTGTAAGGTTTGAAGTGACTCAGGGGCAGAAAGGCCAGCAGGCCAGCAATATTCAGCCTGCTTAAGGAATTGTTGTAATCCCTTCAAAGTGAAGGCATTCTGGACGTGGGTTCGACTCCCACCTGGTCCACCAGAAGCATACTAAAGTGACGCTGGGGAAGAGTAATAGTCAGCGGTAAATAAATCTTCCAAGTATGCTTCTGATGGGCCAGTCAAGGTTTCGACAGGGTGAGATAGTGGAGAAGGCAACACAGTAGGCGATGACTGTAAATCAAGCAAAACACGTAAATGCAAACGCAAATACATTTGACTTCAGCGCAATGAGCTTCACTGGTAACACCGTTCGCGGTGCTGCTAATGAAAGCAGATTTGCTCTAGCTGCCTAAAAAACAGCGGTCCGAGGTAGTTATACCTTGTAATCAAAAATAGCAGAACCCGCTTCGGCGGGTTTCTTTTTGATATTAATTTTTCCTATAATCGTCATTGAAATAATTATTGGACGAATCTATTAAAAAGGTTGATTTCCAAGTTAAATACTATTATAATAGTATATCAGTATAAACACTGAAGAGTTAGTTTTCAACACACACAAGGAGAAGATATGAAAACAGTTGGCGATAAATTAGCCCCATTTACAGTCACAGGTGTTAAGCCAGGACAACCAGAAGATGCGTTCTTTGACATCACAGATGAGAGTTTCCCAGGTAAGTGGAAAGTGATCGTTTACTATCCAAAGGACTTTACATTTGTATGCCCTACAGAAATCGTAGCCTACGACAAATTAGCAGGTGACTTCGCCGATCGCGATGCTGTATTGCTAACAGGTAGCACAGACAACGAGTTCTGTAAAGTTAGCTGGCAGAACGCACACGCTGATTTGAAGAAGATCACTCACACACAGTTCGCTGACACACAGCGTGGCGAGTTGAGTTTGATTGAACAGTTGGGAGTATTCTATGCTCCAGCAGGTGCTGCACTTCGTGCAACATTCATCGTTGACCCTAACAACGAAATCCAGCACGTTACTGTTAACAACTTGAACGTTGGTCGTAGCCCAGAAGAAACACTTCGTGTATTGGATGCGTTACAAACTGGTGAACTCTGTGCATGTAACCGCACAGTTGGCGGCGAGACTCTGTAATGTTTAAACTTCAACGAGGCATTGACACACTGCGACAGCCTGATCGTAATCCTAGATGTTATGAAATGACAGAACAAGAACGATTGGATCGTATTCGTGAATGGAACAATCGTAATGTTTGGAACACTCCAGAGCTCGCTGAAGATGATAACTTAAACTTTTATCAAGGAGCATAAATGAAAGAACAATTACTTAAAGCATTAGAAGCAAACTTTACAGCACAGATTATCAAACACAAGATGAATGTAGAAGTCATGTTGAATAATCCTATGGCAATACACGATCACACTGACTGGATGGGTGCTGTAGAAACTGAAATTGCGCATATTGCAGAGTATGAAGATAAGCTAGAAGTGTTGCAAAAATACTTCGGTATCGGAAACAAGTAATGTTAGAAACTATCTGCGATACATTAGTTGAAGCATATAGACGCAACTGGATTACCAGTCGTGATGGCAATGTCAGCATTCGTCATCACGACCGTGATCATTTCTACATCACACCCAGCGGCGTCCGTAAGCAGACTATGCAACCTGATCAGTTCAAGAAGATTGGTATTATGTATCAACCTGTTGATCGTTATACCTGGCATGAACTACCTTACACTGACATTAGTGAAAAACTAAAACCCAGCGGCGAGATTCCTCTACACTTTGGTTTACAAAAGAAGATGGGTCAACACAGCAATGAAGTCAGAGTAGTTGTTCATTTACATCCTACATATTGTATTGCGGCCATGCATGCCGGGATTGATCTAAGCACTATTAGTGAAGAGTTCCCAGAACTAAACCGTTATACTAAGGTAGCAAAGAACGTGGGAGATGTGCCTCCTATCAGTCAAGAACTTGCTGATCGTTGTCACGAAAATCTGTGGCTTCGTAAAGATGGTACAATTGGTTTTGACATTGTAGGTATTAAAGGACACGGAGTAGTTGCAATTGATACAAGCCCGTGGAGAGCATTTGAACACATTGAACGATTAGAACATATTTGTCAAATCGTATTAGCATCAGGAAAATATTAAAATGAGTTTTATTGAAACAGTAAAGGGTGCATTGCCCGACTATGCTAAGGACACTAAGTTAAATCTTGACGCTGTTCTTTTGCGTAGCACATTGGATGCTGATGTGGCCATGGGCTGTGCTGTGGCTGCATTGGCTGCAACTGGCAACGGAAAGGTGTTGGCTGTTATGTTGGCTGATGCTCCTGTTCACGCAGATGCCGCAATGACTGCTGCCAGCATTATGGCACAAAACAATGTATGGTATCCCTATGTTGAAATGGCCGAAGATCCTGCACTCAAAGGCTTGCCGGCTCAGTTACGCATGAACGCTATTGCCAGCCATGGCGGCACAACCAAGGCCAATTTTGAAGCATTCAGTTTGGCAGCAAGCATTGTGGGCAAGTGTCACTTCTGTGTTAAGGCACATTACGAAACACTCAAGGCAGAAGGCTATACAGTAGAACAACTTCGTGACATTGGACGTATCGCCAGTGTAATGAATTCGGTGGCAAAAGTGTTAAACAGTTAATAAATAGACCTTGGTACAGATTTAACACAACTGTAACATTACACACACCTTAGAGCGATAAATATGGCTATGACAGCCAAAACTTATCGCTCTATTTTTATATCTGATGTACATTTAGGGACTAGGGATTGTCAAGCAGACAAGCTCAACAACTTCCTCAAACACAATACCTGCGAAACACTTTATCTCGTTGGGGATATATTAGATGTGTGGCGCATACAACAAAACAAATGGCGTTGGAAGCAGAGTCATACCAACGTTGTAAGACGTATACTCGGACATGCCAAACGTGGCACCAGAGTAATCTACGTAGCAGGCAATCACGATGAATTTCTCCGCCCCTTAATGCCCTATGGTATTAACTTTGGCAACATTGAAATCGTAAATCAAATAGAGCACATAGGTGTTGACACCAAACACTATCTAGTCACACACGGGGATTTGTTTGACGGTATTACCCGTCTGGCACCTTGGCTGGCATTTCTTGGCGACAAGGCCTATGACTTTATCCTGTCTGCCAACAGCAAGTTCAATTGGCTACGTCACCGCATGGGTTTTGGCTATTGGAGCCTGAGCAAGTATCTCAAAGCCCGTGTTAAAAAGGCCGTAGACTTTATATTCCAGTTTGAAAAGAATCTAGTAGCCTATTGCAGAAAACGTGGGTTCGATGGTGTTATCTGTGGGCATATACACCATGCAGAAATTAAAGAAATCGACGGCGTTATCTATATGAACGACGGCGACTGGGTTGAATCATGCACAGCACTTGTAGAGCACCATGATGGTCGTTGGGAAGTCGTAACTTGGACCAAGGAGAGCGACAATGTGGATAATGATATTAATAGCGGTACACACAAACAATCCGCAAGACATACCAGGACGAATAGAATTGATGTTCCAGAATCAAACAGCCTGTGAACAAAGTTTACAATCTATGACCTATTGGTTGAAGTTTAGTCAATTTAAAATTGAAGGGAAGTGTGTAAAGAAATGAAACTTAGTGAAAAAATTACCATTGTGGTTCCTTGCAAAAATGAGGAAAACTATATTGCACATTTATTAATGCACCTACGTCAGCAATCGATAGGCGATACTAAAATTATTATTGCTGATTGTTCTACAGATCGCACTCGAGAAGTTATAGAAATAATGAAGGACGAACTGAATGTTGAAGTCATCGACGGTGGTCCAGTATCTGTTGCTAAGAACAATGGAGCACGTTTGGTAACTACACCTTACATATTGTTCATCGATGCTGACGTTCGTTTCTTTAAAGATACTGTGATACGAGATGCTGTTGATCTAATAGAAAGCAAGAACCTAGATCTTATTGGTCTAAACATCAAGTGCTATGACAAGGACCTACGAGCAAAGATTGGATTCACGGCATTTAATCTAATCAATCATGCATTGAAATACTTTAGTCCTTTTGCTGTAGGAGCGTTCATGCTGACACGCAGAGATCGCTTTGAAGAATATGGCGGCTTCCCTGAACAGTTTTCAACAAGTGAAGATTTCTTCTTGTCTCGCAAATACAGCCCTAAGAAGTTTAGAATTATACGTCATCACTTTGGACAAGACAGTCGCAGATTTAAGAAGATGGGATACTTGGGCATGGCCAAATACCTAATCAAGAACTTCGTTAATCGCAATAACAAAGCCTACTGGGATCGATTAGATTCATCTAGATATTGGAATTAAAATCGGATACAAGATAAAAGGTATCGCTGGAATCCGTAACCAGTAACTTCATACCCTAAATAGACTAAGTAATTTGCTCGCATAGCGAGTATACGACTATATGCAAACCAGTAAAGAACCTTAGGGGTGAGCCTTGCGAGGCAAAATGGTTAGACTAATCCAATTAAGTTTGGCAAAGGCACTAGGTGCCTTTTATTTTGAACAAAATATTCGATATTTTGGTAAATCTCACTCTTGTATTTATGTTGGAGTTTGTTGTATACTATGTTATATTATACTTGTTGCGTCTAAGATTAGATCAATAGGTATAATAACATACTTGTTAATCTCAGTTCAATGCGTAACAGAGTACAAGAAACTTAAACAAGGAAAATTAAAATGAGTTATACAATTGGCGTAGACAATTCTGGTGTTATAACCAGTCTATTAGTGAAAGATCATCCAGAGTGGATGTGGTACCGTGAAGCAGTTCAAAATGCTCTCGAAGCTACCAAAAGTTATATTTCCAACAAAAATATCAAATCGGCAGAAATTAAGATAAGGAAACTCCATCTTAACGGATTAATAGATCAAGGTGGGTTAGATAAGTTTAAAAATAAATTATCAGTGCTTAACCTAGGTGGAATGACAGCTACTGAACTGGTAAAAGCACTTAAACTTGGCGGCAGCGGAAAAACCGCCAGCCTTAATGCAAATTACGGTGTCGGTATTAAAACTTCAGTGCTTAACTGGAGTGATTTACTAATTATCACATATAAAGAGGGAAAGGGACACTTTGCTTGGTTAGGCAAAGAGTACACTAATGGTATTGATTTTAATATCGTTGCCTACTCCGAAGATGGTCAGGGATATCCGATTTTAGAATGTACAGATTGGATAAACGAAAACTCTAACGATCGAAATTACGACCTTAGTCAAGATTTTACAGAAGTTATTATTTTAGGTCGAGAGGTAAATCAAGATACTTATTTGAACACTTTTGGATTTGGTCCTGACGGTGAAGAACGTAAAAAAGTCAATGCAGGACACATTAAAGAAAATCTATGTAAACGATATTTTAGACTACCTGATAATATTAAAATCAAAATTGACCCAAGTGCTAACAATGAATCGGGAGATAAAGGTGCAACTAGCACTTTTATAACATTTCTTGAAGCTTTTGAAAAGGCACAACAAAATCCAAAACGAGCATCTGTGTTTGGAGGCGAGGATCCTCGATTAGAAACTGTAGAAACTGTAGATGGTATTAAGATACATTACTTCTACGATGCTCCGATCGGAGCTGGATATGAAAGATCGGACGATCCTGCGTCTAATAATTTTTTAAATGGTCCAAGTTGGACTACTGCATTTAGTGGATTTGTGTGGCGAGACGAAATATACGATACCCAGGTTAATACTCACCGAAATTGGAAAACTATTGCCTTTAGATTAGGGATACAAGATAAATTTAGTCATTTCCGTATTTTTGTAGAATTGCCAGATCGTGCTGTAATTACAGACAAGTACCGTGTGACCTTGCAAAAAGAAACTGGAGAATTAGCGTTTGACAGTGACGAGAATCTTCGTATGATTCAAGCAAACATGCCTGAGTGGTACAAAGAAAAAGCTAAAGAAACTAAGAAAGATTTTAAAACGGATCTTGACGAAGTTTTAAGAGATATGTTTTCAAAATATATGGATCTTGATCGTCCCTTACTTGGAAAACCTTCTATTAATCAAGGGATTGTTTCTAAAAGAACACAAGGACAAGGGAACAATCACCCCGCGCAACCCGGCTCCGGAGTAAAAAGGGCTGTTCAAAAGAACTTTAAAAATCCTCAGTTTACACAGCCTGATATTCCTCAATATCGAGAAGCCACAGACGACGAAATTAAAACTTATCAAATTAAAGATAATTTTGGCTGGTTAATTGAAAAAGGTGGGGATAACGGCAGAGATCTTCTTATCTATAATCCTAATTATAAAAGTATTGAAAAGATTGCAACCCAAGCTGTTTCTAAACTCCCAGATCCTGAACTATATTTTGAAACAGCTAAACAAATGTCTAAAACTGAAGTTCTAAAAAATTCTTTATTGTGGGTAATGATCTGCAGAAGTCGCATTGCACAAGAAAAAATGACTTTTGACGAGTTTGGTGTAAGCACCAATAGTGATTTCTTAGATACTTATATTTTTGCACGAGAACTACAAGTTTCAGAAGATGTGTCGCGTTCGATAATAAAACAAAAAAAGCAAGATGATAAAGTAATTGGTTCCGATACTGTTGACATTTTTGATTTAGAAAATAAATTTGTTGCTATCGGCGGCAAATTACCAGAAACAGTTTAAGGAGACAATATGACACAATTTGGACCAGGCCGGCCCGGCAAAGGGAAATCACTACGCGAGATGTTAAAAGAAATTAACGAAACGGATGAAGAAATGATGTCTAACCCGCTTTGGAAACAAGGTTTTGAAGATGGCTATCAAGCAGCCATGGAACATAACCGACAGCTGACTGCGGCATTAGCAGCTACCTATCGCATAGATAGATTTGGAGAATAACAATGACAAAAGCAATAAAAGAGAAAAAACCAGAATCATCTAAAATACGAGAAATACTAAACAGCATGGATGAACGCAATCAGTATATCGATACTCCGGCATACAAGTACGGATACGAGTCGGGTGAAAGCCAAGGCGACTATCTTGCCACAGAGTATCACAAGGAAATGATATATCGATTGGTTAAACAAATGACCATGGATGTTAAAAATAACAGTCTGGGATAGTTATACCTTGTAAACTAACAGAATAGCCCACTTCGGTGGGCTTTCTCTTGACATATGTATTAAGTATGTTATAATATATTTTATGATTAACATTTTTGGAAAACTTATGTTGGAATGTTTGATTCTAGGCGACAGCCTTGCAGTAGGTGTGGGACAGGTTCGTACCGAATGTGTTACTCATGCCAAGAGTGGTATCAACAGCTATGACTATGTGAACCGGTATCTGTTACACACCAAAGGTGATACACAGGCCAAACACGTTATTATCAGCCTAGGATCAAACGATACTGAAAAGATAAACACCTTTGAAGAATTGGACACCCTGCGTCAATTGGTTCAAGCAGATCGTGTTTATTGGATCTTGCCGGCTATCAAAGAAGAAAAACGCAAGGCAGTTTGGGCTGTGGCCAACAAGTATCATGATCGTGTTATCGAAACTCGCACCCACGATCTAAGCCCGGATCGCATACACCCTACCGGCAAGGGGTATAAAACTATTTCTAATCAAACAAAATGAATATTCTAGTAACCGGTGGTATGGGCCTCATTGGGCATAATATTGTTAGAAAGTTAGAGGATCAAGGACACACTGTGGTTGTCTATGATGTTATGACTAACTATGGAATCATTCCTCAAGAAGAGCTTGATCATTTAATGATAGAACGAAGAAAGTTTATTAAACATTCTGAGATTCATGTGAATGATATTCTTGAAGGTAGTATGTTTGATTGGCTATTACCTAAACACAACATTGAAGCAATTATCCATCTTGCATCATTTCCTAGACAAAAAGTAGTCAATGCCAATCCTACGTGGGGAAGCACAGTAATGAGCACTGGACTATTAATGTTATTAGAAAAAGCAGTAGAACACGGTGTTCGCAGATTTACCTATGCTAGCAGTAGTATGGTCTATGGTGACTTTGAAGATTATGTCACAGAAGATGCAGAGTGCCGCCCTCAGGGTCAATACGGTATTCTTAAACTTGCCGGTGAATGGTTAGTCAAAGATTACACACGCAAACATGGTATCGAGCATACCATTCTAAGACCAAGTGCAGTATATGGTCCATTAGATGTGGAGGATCGTGTTATTTCGAAATTTTTGCTTACTGCCATGCGTGGTGAAACACTTAAGGTAAATGGCAGAAATGAAACCTTAGACTTTACCTATGTTGATGACGCTGCTGACGGATTTGTTGCTGCCACACTTTCAGACAAGGCAGCAAATAACACATACAATATTACAAAGAGTCATAGCAAGACTTTATTAAGTGCTGCTGAGCTTGCTGTTAAATTAGCAGGGCGCGGCAGTATCGAAGTTCGAGATAAAGATGCAGACTTTCCTAGTCGCGGAGCACTAGATGTTACCAAGGCTCGAAATGATTTTGGATTTAATCCAAAAGTGGATGTAGATCAAGGATTTGAAATCTATTATAACTGGTTGAAAAACGACCCCTATTTTGGCATTGACAAACACTGACAAAGACGTTATAATAAGACTACAGTAAATTTTTAGGAGTTCTATTTTGAGCATGCATTTAGAAGGTCCGTGGCTGTCAACCACAGGCAAGAAAAAAGGCAAGAAGAAATTTGCTTCTGCAGATCATGCCCGCAAAACTCGTGAATTGGATGAATCTTGGAAAGAATTGCAGAAAAAATGGGGCATAGAGGCCGAAGAAAAGAAACGAACTCGTGGATTGAGTGCTCCTAGTTTGAGCAGTTCATACAGTTTGAAAATTCCAGAAGGCCGTAATACCACAGCACACATTAAAAGTGTAGATACCGGTGGTAACGCTGTGTTGAAAGCCAGTCCAATCTACACAGGAACCAAAGTCAAAGGCATTGCCACAATGCACAAGAGCAATGCCGTTCCGGTGTTTAGTGATGAAGAAGCTGTAGATATCTCCAAAATGCG